TTACGCTCACTGCAGGTGTGGATGCTCCCGCTCTGTCCTCTGGCAATGACACGATTTCTGGCGTGTACGGTGACGGCGTTGCTGCCAACACCAGCTACAGCCTGGGTGACAAGGTGGTTGATAGCTCCACCACTGATAGCGACACGCTGGAACTGACCCTGACTGGCACGACCGCCAGCGCACTGGTCACCGTCACCAACATCGAAAACATCAAGCTGAACAACATCGGCGCTGGTGCTAACACGTTTAACGCCAATCTGGTAACTGGTGCCAAGACCGTGGTTGCCAACGTTGCAACCGCTGGCCACACCCAGACCGTTGCCAACCTGGCGTCGCTGGACACCGTTGTTGAGCTGCAAGGCAAGGGCAACCTGACCGCCACCACGACTGCGACACTTACCGGCACTGCCGACACGGTTTCTGTCAATCTGAACGGCGCCGGCACCTCTGCTGCTACTCGCTCTACCGTCACCGTCTCCAACACCAACGCCATCGAAGGCGTGAAGATCGCTGCAACTGGCGCTAACTACGTCGATTTGGATGCAGGCACTGCCAACAAGACCATCACCGTGACCGGTGCTGGCTCTCTGGACCTGCAAGGTGCTGCTGCCGCCCTGACCGGCGATGCCACCAACAACGCGCTGACCATCGACGCATCTGCGGCTACTGGCAAGCAAACCTACAACCTGGGCGCTGGTGCTATCACCGTGACCGGTGGCGCTGCTGACGACACCTTCAAGTTTGGCACGACCCTGGGTTCGACCGACAAGGTGGATGGCGGTGCAGGTAACGACACCGTGACCATGGAACTGGGTACCGCTGTTCAAGTTAACCCCGAGTTGACCAACATCGAAACCCTGACCGCCAAGTTCAGCGCTGCTGGTGTTCTGAACGCCTCCAAAGCTGCTTCGCTGACCACGGTCAACATCGAAGACACGACCGCTGCAATCACCCTGACTAACCTGGCTGCTGGCGCCAAAACCGTCAACTTCGTGACTGATGCCGCCGCCGTTACTTCGGGTGCTGTTGCTCTGGGCTATGCCTCTGGCGCCGCTGCTGACATCACCGTGAATGTGGGTGAAATCGATACCGGCACGACCGGCGGTGTTGCTAACAAGGGCGATGCAATCGAACTCGGCGCTGTGACCCTGTCCAACGTTGCCAAGCTGACGCTGAACTCGGTTCGCGACACTGACAACACGGCTCTGGTTGCCAACACCCTGACTTCCCTGGATGTCGGTACAGCCACCGAAGTGAAGGTCACCACCAGCGACAAGGCCAGCATCAGCACCGGCAACTTGACTGGTGCGTCTGTGACCAAGCTGACCGTTGCTGCTGACGGTGGCGCTGCCACCACCGGCACGTTCGTTGGCGCTGCCCTGACCGATCTGGTGCTGACCTCTGCCAACAAGGCTGCTCTGACCACCGGTGCTCTGGGTACTGCTAACAACGCGACCACTGCTAGCAAGCTGGTGAACTACTCGGTGACGACCGGTGCAGAAACCACGGTGAACTTGGGTGCTATCGATGCTGCCACCAAGTCTGCCGCTACCGGTCTGGCTGCTTCTGCTCTGAAGACCGTCAGCTATGACCTCGGCTCCAAGGCAACTGTTACCGCTATCGGCGCTGTTGATTCCACCGACGAAAACGGCGNTAACGGTAACGCCAACGCCGGTGTTGCTCAACTCGACTCCGTCAGCNTCAAGCTGGGCGCGGATGCTGTTGGTGCAGTGACTGTTGGCAACATCAGCGCTCGTAGCGTGACTTCNGCTACCTTCGCGATCGCCGATCAAACTGCAGCTCATACCACCGNAGCTGGCCTGATCATGGACGAGNCCATCGGTGCCCTGTCTGTGACCTCCGGAAAGAACGAAACCATCACCTTGACTGTGAACGGTATCGACGACGGCGGTGCAACTGACCTGTACAACCTGGCCATCGGTAACGTGACCATCGCTGGTGACGGCAATGTNGTTCTGGCTGGTCTGNNNACTGGTGTGAAGTCCATCGCTGCAATCGATGCTTCTACCCTGAAGGGNACGCTGCAGGTTGCTGCTTCGACGCTGTCNGGCACGGCTGGCACCACCATCACCATCGGTGAAGGCGGCACGACGGCTACTGGTGTTTCCGGCTCCGANAAGGCTGACATCATCACCGGTGGCAAGGGTGCTGACGTGATCCTGGGTGGCGCTGGCGCTGACCAACTGACCGGCGGTCTGGGTGCTGACACCATCACTGGCGGCGCTGGCCAAGATACGATCGACCTGACGGAAGCCACTTCCTCTGTCGACAAGATCTTCTACGCTGAGTCTGGTGCTGCTAACGTGGATACCGTGTCTGGCTTCAAGGCTGGCACCGATATTGTCCAATTCACGATTGGTAACGTTGATGGTGCTGCGACCTACAACTTCGCTAGCGCTGGTGGTACCGATGTGAACGCTGCTGGTGCCGCTACTGCAGCTACTGTTGCGGTGAACACTTCCGCCGCTGTTGCTGACGCTGCCAACCTGCTGTTCTTCAGCAACACTGCTGCTACCAGCTTCGCAACTGCTATCGGTACTGCAGTTATCACCGACACGACTGGTACCAATTGGACCAACACGACCAGCGTCGCAGCTGTCTACTTCGACAGCCTGAACGGTCAAGCCGTGTTCGGTTATGTTGTAGATAGCGCTGCAGCAGGCACCGCATTGACCTCGGCAGACAGCTTCGTTGAAATCACCCGCGTTGGTATGACTTCGACGGACTACACCGCCGCTAACGTCGCTGCTAGCTTCGCCTTCGCCTAATCTCCCCCGGAGACAAGCACCCGCCCTCGGGTAGGTGCTTGAGGTGATTGAAACCCCTGTCCTTCTCACGAGGGGCAGGGTTTTTTCCTTAAGGGCCTTGGGATGCAGGGTTCTTATGGAAGAGACAAAAAGCGGCTGCGGGAGGCGGTGGAGGTGGTGTCCATGGCTGAGTGACTGTTCGGCAAATCCACCCATTGGCGGATTTTCTGGCGATGGGAATCAGCAAATTTGCTGCTCGGCGCCAACGACAAAAGCCCCCAACCCCACCGGTCAGCACCGATGAGATTGGGGGCAAGGGATGGATGGCAGGACTCAATGCAGCGGTGTTGCCGGTGGCACACCTCGGGTGAAGGCCAGACCCAGGCGTGCCTCGCGATCCCGGTCGCTGGCGATCTCCGCATCCACCATGGCCGCATCGAAGCCACGCTCTCCGATGGCCTGGGTGCGTGACTTGAAGCCCGACTGGATCGCCAGGGTCTCCGCCCGGATGTCCTTGAGGGGATCGACCCAGTCCCAGCGCGGTGGCAGCCAGTTGCAGTCCAGATAGTCGGCCCGGCGTTGCTCGTAGTCCGGCAGGGCAAGCTGCCCGGAGAGTACGGCCATATCCATCCAACGCGCCCAGACGGCGCGACACATCTGATAGACGATCACTGAGTGCTGGAAGGATTCGATCCGCCGGCGGAATTCGAGTAAAGCCGCCCGCGTGTTGGAGTAGTTGGCCTTGAGCATGTCGGCAGTGAGGTTGGCATACGGCAAGCCCAGGGCGGCAGCGACTTGCAACAAGGTGCGGTACTGGAAGCTCTCGTAATTCCCACCCACGTCGGCCGGTGCTGAGAAGGTGATGTCTTCCCCGTCATCGAGCATCTGCAACTGCCCCGGCTCCAAGGGCAGCAGTGGTTCGCCTTGGTCATCACGGTCCGCGGCGTTGTCCAGTTCCCGCTCGGGCCTGCGCACGAAGCCCACGAACATCGCGGCGACCTTCTTGCGGTCGAGCTCGGCATCGTCGTACTGGTCGAGCAGGAACAACTTCACCAGCGCCGGCGAGAATCTTGAGACACCGCGTAGCTGCCCGGCGTCGACCGGATCAACGATGTGCAGCACCGATTCGGCAGGCACCCGCACCGTTTCTCCAGCGAGCCCCGGATCGGTGATGTCGCCCGGGTGGCGGCGCAGGAAGTGGTAAGCGACGCGCCGGCCGATGCGGTCGAACTCGATGCCCTGGCGGATGCGGTGACCGTTCTCGAGCAACTGGTTGTGATTGAGTAGCAGCATCTCAGCCGGCAGCATCTGCAACTGTAGCGGCACGCTCAAGCCGTCCTCTGGGCGGCGCGGCCGAATCCGAAAGAACACCTCACCGGCGATGAACAGTTCCCGTGCGGCCCGGCGCTGCTGACCATAGAAATCCGTCAGCCCTTCGGCATCGGACTCGTCGGTCCAGCGCAGCCACAGGCGTTGCACCTGGTCCTTGAGCACCGCATCGGCGATGCCTGAGGAGGGCTTGATGCCGGTGCCTACCGCATTGCCGGCCCAGGACTCGACCGCATTGGCGGCGTAGCCGTTGTTGCGGATGAGGTAGCGGGCACGCGCGGTCATGTCGGCACCAGCGGCCTGGATCAGCGTGTTGACGTGCGCGCGGCTGGCGGCGAAGGTCTTGAGGCGGCGCTTCGACAGTCCGCCATCAAAGCCACCAACGACGCCACCGATCATCGCGCCCACCTTGCGGCGCAGGGTTGCCATCAGTTTGGGTTTCATCACAGTCCTTTCCCGCAGACAGTGCGGATGCGTCGTGCCCGTGGGCGGCCTTGCAGCCGGGCGATCTCGCGCTCCAGATCCGACAGCGCCGCCTGGATCTCGATATTGGATTTGTAGGTCACGGTCTTGTCGCCGGCCTTCACGGTGAGCACCCCATTGAAGCGGGCGGCCTGCAGCGCCTCGCGCTGGGCCTTGAGTTGGTCGAGGGTCATGAGTGGCTCTCCCGGCTACACGGCAAACCGCCGGCAGCCTGTTTCAAAAAATGTTCGTTGAATGTTTGATCGATGGCACCAGAACGCTTGGCTTCACTGGCGAACAGAGCGTGAATGGCATCGTCCATCAACCACCAGGAGCCAACGATGCCCACCCTTACAAGCACAGCCTCACCCCAGGCCATAGACGCCTACCTGCAGCACATCGCCACCATCCGCAGTCAACTGGAGGCACTGCAGCGCCATGCCGACGACCACTTCGGTCACGACCCTGACGCCATCCACTGGGGCCACGTCGGCGATCTCACCCGCATCGAGAACGGTCTGCGCGAGGTGTTGGCACTCCTCGACGGCAGTGACGAATGATCACCCGGAGAACCACCATGTCCGCACAAACTTCCCCCATCACCGAACGCCAACTGGACCTCATCACCCGCGCCCATTGCGATGCCAATGACCTGATCGAGCCACTGCTCGAGCTCAAGGGCGGCGCCAAGCTCAAGATGATCGCCAGCCTCGCGCAGCGCGGGCTGATCGAGCAGCAAGGCGGCCAGTGGCGCCTGACCGCCACGGCTATCGCGATCATCAAGGGTGAGGCGCAGCCGGAAGATGTCTTGCCGCCGAGCGGGACGGTGGCGCCAGCCGTCACTGCAATCACGTCCGCGCAGACGACACAGCCGCCCGATGACCCAGAGATGGAAGCCGCCGTCGCAGCCGCCGAGGCTTCCTGGCAAGCCGTGCAGGCAACACCCCGGGTGCGGGCCGACAGCAAGCAGGCCCAGGTCATCGCTTTGCTGCAACGACCGCAAGGCACCTCGATTGCCGAGATCATGGCCCTCACCGGCTGGCAAGCGCACAGCNTTCGTGGCCTCTTTGCNGGAACGCTCAAGAAGCGCGGCATCNTGGTCACCTCCGAGAAGNCCGAAGGCGGNGAGCGGGTNTATCGGGCGGCGTTGCTNTCCGACGCGGCAGTCTGATCGGCGCTGCAGACCTCGGGTTGCGGATCGGGCCGCAACCCAGCCCGGAAGGCGCGTTCCATACGCAGCCCGTCCGGTCGCTCACCAGGGCGCAGTCCGAGCGCAAAAGCGTCCTCAANCGTNAGCGCCGCCATGAGCACACCTTNNGCGTCATCGCTGCCGTCGCCGNTGGGTTCGTCNTCCCAGCGCNTCCTCATCGCACCAGCTCCGANAGCGCTTCGTGAATTTCNGCNTCGAGCAGTGCTTCGACCTCGCGCACATCCGGCTGCTTGACCACGGCGGCGACGATCTGCGGTGCTACACGCCGGGGCAACTGCTGGATACGGTCGCGCAGGCGCCGTGCGAGGTTGAAGGTCTCGACCTTGACCTGATCGGCACTGATCAGCTTGCCGGTGCGTTCCTCAAAGTCCAACTTCGCCAACCGGGCAGCNTAGGCCTCACGGATGGCACGGCTGGTNTGCAGGTTCGGCACNCCTGANCGGGCATCGCCGCCCTCGCCATCACCTCGCGCAANGGTGTTGCGGTCCCAGGCNGCATCGGCCTTGTCGGGATCGATACTGCCATCGACCTCCTGCTGAATGCGGCCGGNAGCAATGGCCTTGCGCACCGCCTCGTGACTGACACCGCGATGTTGGGCATANGCCCGAATAGAAATTCCCATGGGGATGCTCCTTGTGTGGATAAAAGAGAGAAGTGATCGGCAACCACCCGGCAACCTGAGGGCGCTGGGTTGCCAGGTTCAATCACGAACAAAAGGACGGGTGTGGATGGCGCTGCGGGTAAAAAGACGATCTGCCAAGGCCCGGTGGCAACCGGCAACCTGTTTGCGGCTCTGACGGTAGCGAGGTCGAGCGCTCGCGCGGCCCCCGCGTTTTAAATCGCCAGGGAGGACCCAAAATGGTTTCTGTCGCGCGGTTTGGCGAGATATCGGGAGCCGGGTGGGGTTACCCCCTTACCGGAGGGCGTTCGCCTGCAAAAACGCGTGAGGCAAGCGGTTCTACTGCATGCCAGCCGATCAGCGCAGGGCTGTCTCGGCAGCGTCTTGCGTCTGGTAGGGACGGTAGGCATGGAGCGGACAGCGCGACATGGTGCACAGGGTAATTTCACTGCGCTGGAAATTGCTGCAGACCAGACACATTGCTTTGATGGCCTGCCTCGGTGAGGTGCTGCCTTCGAGCGCACGCGACATGGTGCGCTGAACGCTGGCGGGCAGTGTCGAGAGGTAGTGCTGTTGATCAGCGGACAAGGGGCGTGACATCGCGTGACCGCCTCAAGGGTTGCCAGCCTTGGCCAGTTCTTCCCGCAGGGCTCGCTCCATCTGCCGGTAGTATTCCTTCAGCGCCACACTCCTGACGGTATCCGCCATCCCAAAGCGAGGCTCGACCTTCTGCCGTTTGCCCAGCAGGTAAAGCGCCAGAATTCGACGTTCATCCCGGCGCTCGAAGAGCATTCCCGCGTGGTAGAAGACCGTCTTCTTCTGGGCCAGTTGTGCCGGCCACTGGCTCTTGGGGATCACCTGCGTGCGAGCCTTCTGCGCCATCGGCCCGAGCGGGATGGCCGAGGTGCCGGTCTTGGTGCCACCGGTTTCCTGCAACGCCATGAAGCGATCCCGCGACCAAACTTCCGCCATCAGCGTGCGGGGTTTGGCAGGTGTCACACCGACGCCCCACTTGACCCACGGGCGGCGCAGGTTGAAGCGCTGGGGCAAGCTGTCACGTACCGCATCACGGGCATCGAAGGCGGTGCGAGTCAGTGCCTTCGCAGCAGCATTCGGGATGTGCTTCTCGGCCAGATCGGACAGGTGTTCGGTGGCTTGGGCCACATCGGCGGTGACGTCAAGTTTGAGCATGGGCTGGACCTCCAGAGTTAGGGGCGGGTCGGGGCGGACTCCAGAAACGACAACGCCCACACGGGTGTCCCCGGTGGGCGCAGTGATCAGCAGTACGACAACACTGTACCTTGTGATCCCCGGTGATTCAATTAGGTTGCAGGTCGTGCGCGCAAAGATTTTGTGGAGCGTGAGCGACGTCCTGACGGCGGGGCCTCGGCGTGCTCATACCCGTAGTGCCTGGCCAACTGCGTGAGCGCCCCAAGCAGGATCGAGCGCGCCTGTTTGGGCGAGCGGCTCTGGCCCGACCAGGCACTGCGCAGCGCCCATTCGCGGATCGACATCCCCAGGCCTACGATGTGCCACAACGCCTCACCGGCTGGCGTGGTGCTGCCGCCTACTGAATCCAGGGCTGCGCGCACATCTCGCGCCACCCGCGCGTTGCGCTCCACCATCAACTCGCCGGACCGGGTGCCGCAGGGCAGCCCATCGAGCCGGGCGGTGACGATGCCGCTGGCAAAGGCCCGGGCAAAGTCGGTGGCGAACTGCTGACCGGCATCGTGCTGGGTCGCACTGATGCTGCCCCCTTTGAGCAACAGCCCCAGGGTGTCCACGCAGCGAAAATGCTTCACGGTACGGCCATCGTCATCAGTCTCCTGCACGAACTGCAGTGCCGTGTCATCCGGGCGCACCTGCCAGTCTCCCAACCGGGGTGGATGGCGCGGTGCCACCCGCCCCGAGGAGTTGGGCTGGGAACGGGTGGCACCCATCAGGCGGCCTCGCTGGCCGATTCAGCCTTCTCGACCTTGGCCGCCACCAGGCAACGCGCCAGGGGCATCTCGCGCGGTGAGATCTCCAGGGCCTGGCACACCGTCTCGACATCCCCACCCTGCGCTGAAGCGGGCGGTGCCATCACCAGCAGCCGCGCTTCCTGCTCCGGGTTCCACATCCCACTGCGCGGGTCGGCTCGCCACAGCGCCCAGCCCACCGACTGTGCCCAGCGCACCAGACTGGCCGGCGGTGCGCCTTCGATGCAATACGGCTCCACCGTCACGATCCAGCGACCGTCGGCATCCTGCCAGAGCATCGCGTGATCGGCCGACTGTGGCAGACGCGGGGCCAAATCCTGCAGCCGCGACTCCCAGGCATAGCCGAAGGGCGCCAGCCCTGTGACATCCATGAAGCGCAGCACCCGCATCGTGCGGGCCACCAGAAACTCGGCATCCTCGCGCGTGTCCGCCAGGTTCAGCAAGCCATGTGGCACCCAGGGGTGCTGTTGGTAATGCTCGATGTCGTGGCCGGCGCAGACCACCTGTTCGACCGTGCCCGAAGTGCGCTGGGTGACGTTGTCCCATTCGCCGGTGATGCAAAGCAGTTGTGTCATCGTGATTCTCCATTGGAAAGAAAGGCCGTCCTTGAGTCGCCCGACGGCCATGGGCGCACTGTTCGTTTCCCGCCCGCCTGCCAAACAACATCCACAGTCAGGAGGGGAAGCATCCAAGGCTTCCCTCCCCCTGAAAGGGTAAATTCCGGGAAGTCGGTAAGCTGTTGATTTTTTTAGCGTTTTTGACTTCCCGGGTCTGCCGGGAAGCGGCCTGCCCGGGAAGTGCTAACGCATTGATCGGATTAGGTTTTTTAGACTTCCCGGCCCGGTGCTTCCCGGCGGGAAGTCGGGAAGCGGGAAGTGTTTGGGCAGCGCAAGGCCGGTTCATTGCAGAGGTTCCTGTAGGGCATGGACGGGTGTCAGATGTCCCTCCTCGAAGTCCCCGTCACCCTGCGCCAGAGGCCCGGTGGGCACATCCAGCCACTTGGCGACCTTGGAGCCTTCGGCCACCGCTTGCACCAGTTGGCCGCCCTGCAGCAACTCGTCGACCATGCTGACCAGTCGGTGCTTGCTCAGCCCGTTGAGGGGTTCGGGTAGCTCGAAGCGGCGCTCGTAGACGCCATTGCCAGCGGTCTTGGTATAGGGGAAGCCTTCCAGGGCGGCATGGGCGATGGCTGCGCGCAGCTGTAGCAGCAAGCTCGCGTGGTCCAGCGGGTCATGCCTGAGGCGGTAGGTTTGATCCACCAGCAAGCCGCTGTCGCTGCGGATGTAGGTGCTGACCTGCAAATTGGCCCGGCCGTTGGCTTTGACCACACCGCCTTGCACCACCAAGTTGCGCTGGTAGGCGATGCCGAGCTTCTCGCAGATGGACTTGGCGTGATCCTCCTTGGGCAGCCAGATGGCGTAGACGCAGCGCACCCCATCGACCAGCCCGCCGGTGCCCCGGATGGCTTCGCGCGCCTGCTCGGGCGTGCTGGCCTCGCGCTTGGCGAAGTGGTGCGAGACGATCACCGCCGCGCCGGTGGCCGCTGCCAGAGCCGAGAGTTGTGAGCAGACAAACTGCGCGTTCTCCGGCACGTTCAAGTCCAGCGCACACAGGGGCTGCAGCGGATCAAGCACGATCAGGCGCAGTTGGGGAATACGCAACAACTGCTCGGTCAACTGTGCCCAATACACCGTGGTGCCAGGATTGCGGCTACCGCTTTCCGGGGCAAACAGTGGCTTGGCTCCACCGGCATCGGGCAAGGGCAGTGTGACCAGATTGGGAGGAATCGGACCCAGGCTCAAAAGCCGGTTGTGCATCTCGATGGCATCGTCCTCGGCCGTGACATACACCGCCGTGCCCGCCACGTTGAGCGCACCGCCAAAGCACAGCGGTGCATTGAGCCGATCCCCCTCGAAGGCGGCAATCTCGCGCGCCAGCGCCAGCAGCAGGAAGGATTTGCCCACGCCGCCCGCTGCGGCAATCAGCGAAGTCTGTGCCATCGGAAAGATGCCTTCGACCAGCCATTGACGCGCTACCGGTGGACCGACAAAGCGCTCGCAGGCGATCCAGTCCGACAGGTTCCAGTGGTAGCTAGGTGTGGCCACCACCGGTTGGGCGGCTGCGATGATGGCTGCGACATCGGTGCCATCGGCCAGCGCATCGGCGGCATCCCACTTGGCAGGCTTGTCCTGCGGGATCGACACGCGCCGAACCGACGTGCCCGCCAAGGTCTGCAGGTGTGCGATGACCGTGTCGGCATACTGCGCCCCGGCTTCATCGTGGTCAGGCCAGACGATCACCGTCTTGCTGGCGAGCGGCGACCAATCCGTCTTGAGCACGGGCGCATTGGCGCCACCCATGGCAGTGGTCGCCACCACGCCCAGCGACTGCAGCGCATCCGCACACTTCTCCCCCTCGACCAGTACGACGGTATCTGTGCTCACCACGCGCGGCAGGTTGTAGAGCGGTCGGATCTCGGGGGCGCTCATCTTGCGCCGCTGGGCATCCCAAGGTCGGTACTGCTTGCCGCTGGGCGTGTCGTAGCGATACACACAGGCCACCAGACGCCCCTGGGCATCGAGGTAATCCCACTTGGCGGTATGCGGCCCCAGCTCATCCACGACAGGTTGAGATGAGGGGGTAGCCATCGGCTGACGCGTGGCGCGTGGCATCGCCAGCCAGTCGGCCATGTCGCCCAGTAGCTCGGCAAAGGCGCCCGGCAGCACATAGCCCTTGACCGCTGCCCATAGGGCAAAAAGATCGCCGCTTTCGCCGGTGGCGTGATCGATCCACATCCCGGCCCGTGCGCCTTCGAGGGCCACGCACAGGCTGTCGCCCGGCTCGCCTTGCAGGTTGCCGACCACGAACTCACGACCCCGGCGCTTGCCATGCGGGAAAAGCATCTGCAGCAACGGCTCCAACTGCATCTTGGCCCGGCTCAGGATTGCCTCGCGATCCAAACTGGCCGGCTGCAACCATCCCTGGGTTGCAGCATCGTTGAAATCCAGAAAGCTCACCGCGTTCATTGCACGTCCTCCTCGGGCAGGCAGGCCTTGAACCAGCTGCCATCGGGACGGATGCACAGAAAGCCTCGGCCAGGACCTCGGTGCTGGCGGTCCGGGGTGATCCACAGCCGCTCGATGGGATCGAAGTAGTGGTTGCCTGCGCCAAAGAGGCGATCGAGCAGCGGCTCGATGCCATGGGTGGCAATGGCGCGCTGCAGCTCGGCCGTCATGGCTCGCCGCTGGGCTTGTTGGTGGGGAGTCAGCGTCGTCATCATTGGCCTCCCACGCGCTCGATCAAGGCGCGAATGTCTTCGGCGCGCCAGACGGTGGTCTTGCCGCCGAGCTTGCGACCAGCGGGGTATTTGCCCGCACGAATACCGGCCCACCAGGCCGAGCGGCTGATGGGGATGAGGGCGAGCACTTGGGAAATTCGAAGAAAGCCCGTGGAGGGCAGATCAGGGTGGGAGGGGTTCATCGAGCGCATCTCCGTTCATATCAGGACGCTCTCTATTGAATACCAAACTCGCCTGGAAAAGGCCTAAAAAACCACCATAAAGGAACAAAAAGATTCTAATCAGACTGTTTGTATAGTGAAGGTCTGAATCTCCAGACTCGTACTCCAGAACAGGTCTGCTCTGGCACATGTCAGGGTCCGCCAATTGGCGCAGGCAGCGCTGGGCAGTGGAGATCGGGTGGCGTGCCTGGACGAACCTTCTGCAAATTTGCAGAAGGTGGTCCGCACATCGCTGGACTCATGAGGGAGGTGGAATCCGGCAAATTTTCCGGTTTCCGGATGGTGGGCACGGCAGGCCATGGAGTTGCCAATTGGCATGGTTTCGATGGTGGTCAGCTGCCAATAGCGCTCGTGGTTCCACCTGAGATGCAAATTTGCACATCGGAGATTGCTGCCGTAAATCCGCCCATGGGCGGAATTCTTGCGTCAGTGATTCCGGGAGGGCATGGTTTCGGCGGTCGTCGGCTGCCAATGGCGCTCTTGGCTCCACCCGACATGCAAATTTGCACATCGGAGATTGCTGCCGGCGCGGGCCCCAGGGTGGGTGCGCGAAATTGCGCATCCTTGTGCAGATGGGCAGCGGGAAAATCCGCCAATTGGCGGATTTGTGGCCAGGGACGGCTCAGCACTGTCGCCCGGCAGAAAAGGCGCAAATTTGCGCAATTACTCGATCAGTGCGGTGTTCGTCACTGGCTGTCGCCCGCGTTGACCTGTTCTTCGAATTGCTGAATGGTTTCGACAATGCTCTCCCACTCAGGCACTTCGCCGAAGATCATCCCAGCCATGGCCGTGTAGTCCCGGCGCAGTTGGGCATCCATTGCCGATAGTGGCGATAGCGCAAACGTCCCAGGATGGGCGGTGGCCAGATCCAGATCGCTGCTGTTGAAAAACATCCGGGCGTGCCGTGCGCAGTCTCTGGCCAGGTCGAGATCGCGCGCTGCACGCTGGCCGACATCGCTGCGCAGCAGGCGGTAGATGTCGTAGTAGTGGCGGGAGACGCGCTGCCCTTGGCGACGCAGCTCACCGCGTCGCTCAAACCAGCGACGCTGACCGTGAAGAATGACCACCTTGTCCCAGAACGTCCGCTCGGCGTCGATGGTCACGACGTTGGTCACGTTCAGCATCAGGTTCGGCACATCCTCTGCCAGGTAGGGCGTGACCGTGGTGGCGCGGTGCGGATCGAGCGCCGACTTGGCCCCGGCTTCGATTTTTACGGTCGGCGGGTTGTAGTCCCCAGGTTGGGCACTCACAGCCGGATAGGCGATCAGCAGGGTTTGCTGATCCGGATCGTCGGGGTCCAAGGTGACAGCCGAAGGATTGAAAGGCAGTCCAGCCTTCTCAAACGCCGACGCAATGCTGGCGGTCAGGCGTGTCTTGAGCGTCGAGGTGATGTAGCGCTGGCAGGCTTCCTTGATTGCATTCAGATGCGCGCGCTGCTTTTTTCCGCTCAGGCCTTCCAAGTCTTCCACATCAACCGCCTGACCCAGATCCTCTCGGAATACGGTGATGTCGATGTCCTCGGAAAACCGGGAGATCAGGCCATGGCTCTTCGAGAGGGACGTGCCGCCCTTGAACAACAGCCGGGGCTCATCAGCACTGGCCCCGTTGAACAGCAGGTCCAGCACCCAGCACACCCAGAAGTCTTTCTCGACATTCTGAATGGGCGTACCCAGCCGCATTGACGTGCTCAGGAACAAATCACGGCGGTCTGCTACTGCAGCAGCAATGATGTCCTGGAATCCGGGCGTCATCGATGGACCCCTTGCGCTACATGCCGCTCAGCGGGAAACGCTGGTCGAGTTGGAGCCATCAAGTAAGGCCTACTTCCAGTATCGGCCACGTCGGTTTCCCTCAGGATCTCGCGCAGCAGGTCCTGCATCCACGCAGGCAGTGTGGGCAGTCCTTGCTGGATGTCATCTCTCAGAACGCCGCTGGTGTCGCTGGCGAGCAATCGCTTGAGTCGGGCGATGACGGCATCGCGCTGCTCAGACAGGGTGTCGCGCAGCCAGTGCAATGCCTGGACGACCTGCATGGCCGGGTGTC